CTGTTCTAGTCCCCAAAATCGAGCCCGAAAACTGCCGAGAGGATAACGATCTTGAGTAACGTTAGGGTGATCGACGTCGACGAGCTAGCGAACGCCCCCGAGCTGCCCCTCGGGTTGCCGCCGTCCGCCCCTCTGGCTGCCCCCGTGCTACGCAATCTCCCGGTCCCGGTGTCCCTAGTCGACCTCGACGCCGCGAAAGCCGTAGCGGCGCGTCTGGACTCACTCGAGCCGGCACACGCCGCGCAGATCGTCCGATGGTTGGTCGCCCGGTACGAGCTAGTCGACCTCTGGTGAGCGGGCAGCTAGGACTCGACCTCGGCCGGGAGCGCCCCGGCCGGGTCGAGGCGGCGGTAAACCGGGCGATCCGCGCCGCGCAGACGGCGGGCGAGATCACCGAGATCCACGCCGCCGCGACCGGGCTCGCCCGGGCCCTCGCCCGGGGTATCGACGAGGCCGAGATCCGACACTCGACCCGTGGCCGGGCGGACTGCTCGAAAGAGCTACGCGAGGTGCTCGCGTCCCTCGGCTTGGACCGGGCGAGCCGCGGCGAGATCAGGCAGGAGGCCGCCGCCGGTGACCCTTTCGACGAACTCACCCGGGCTATGTCCGCCGCTACTGGCAACCCGGCGCCGACCCGAGCGGGCGACTAGCGGGCCGGCTGCCGCCGTTCTTGCTACCGCCCTCGGTCGCTCGTTCATGCCATGGCAGACCGCCGGTGTCGACGTCGCCCTCGAGATCGACCCCGAGACCGGGCTCTACGCCTACGGGACCGTGTTCGTCAAAGTGCCCCGGCAAGCCGGAAAGACGCTGCTCGTCGGTGTCGTCGCCGAGCATCGTTGCCTGTCCCGACGCGATGCCCGGGTATGGCTCGCGCAGCAGACCGGCCGCGATGCCGGCGACTGGCTGCGCGACGAGCACATACCCGCCCTTGAGCGTTCGGCGGCGCTCGAGGGTAGGTGGCGCAAACGGATGCTCGGCGGTGGCGAGTCGGTTCGGTGGCCGAGCCTCGGCTCGATCTTCACCGTCTTTCCGCCGACCCGCGACGCGTTGCACGGCAAGCAATCCGACCTAGTGTTCGTCGACGAGGCTTGGGCTCACTCGGCCGACGTCGGCAACGCCCTGTTGACCGCGATCGGCCCGACGCAGGCAACCCGCCCCGGCGCGCAGATATGGATCCTCTCGGCCGAGGGCGACGACGCGTCGACGTTCCTCCACGACTGGACCGAGCGGGCCGAGGCGGCGGTCGCCGCGGACACCGGGCGCGGATTGTGCGTGATCTCCTACGGTGTCCCGGCCGAGCTTGACGCGACCGACCCCGACACCGTCGCCCGCTTTCACCCGGCGGTCGGGCACACGATCGACGCCGGGTTTCTCGTCGACGAGCGGGCCCGCCTCGGCGCGCCGGCTTTCGCCCGCTCGTACGGCAACCGGCGCACCGGTGCCCGCTCGGCGGTGATCGAGCTTGCGTCGTGGTCGGCGCTCGTCCGCCCGATCGCACCGCCGCCCGGGCGGCGGGTCTCACTCGGCTTCGACGTCGACCCCGACTCGTCGACGGCGTCGCTCGCCGCGGCATGGCGCGACGACACCGGGCAGCTACGCGTGCAGCTACGGGCCCACGCCCCGGGCGTACTGTGGCTATCAGAGGCGGTCGGCGAGCACTACTCGCGGTGGTCACCGGACCGCTTGGCCTACGACCCCGGCGGTCCCGCCGGCGCGTCCGCCGACCGCCTCGCCCGGGCGGGCCGGGAGCTTATGCCGCTCTCGACTCGCGAGTACGCGGCGGCGTGCTCGGCGTTCCTCGACACCGTCCGCGACAAGGCGCTCGCCCACGACGGCGCCGCCCCGGTCGCCGACGCCGTCGCCGCCGCCGACCGTCGAGCCGTCGGCGACGCGTGGGTATGGGATCGCCGCACCGCCGCCGTGCCGCTCTCACCGCTGATCGCCCTTACCCTCGCCGTATGGGCGGTGGATCACGCCCCGGCGCCCGCGGTGAAACCCGATCTCCGGGTCTACCTTTAGCGTAAACGCTGCCTTGACACCCCGGCACTGTAAACGTAGACTTGACGCATGATGAAGCCGTGCGCGACCTGCAATCAGTACGCCGCCCTCGACGCCGAGACCGGGCTCTACGCCCACCTCACGCCGACCCTCTACGGTCCCGAGCACACCCGTGACGCTCGAGGCGACCGTGACCGAGATCGGCTCGCACCGGTGATCCGGCTTCAATTCCTCGAGCAGCCCGACGGGTCGGTCGTCTGCTCGCACCGCGACACGACGGTCTGCCCGTCGTGCCAAGCCGCCTACCCCGACCTCCGCAACGTCTACGGCGCCTTTTTCCTGATGAGCAACGAGGACTACGCCGCCATGCTGCGACGTCTGGAGCGTGACTAGGTGGTCGAGGATGCCGAGTACGCCGCTTTCGCCCGCCGCGTGATGCGGTCGCTAGGCAAGCGTGCCAGTGGCGACCCGGAGAGCCTTCCCCTGCTCGCCGCGGTCGCCACTGACGCCGACGCCGCCCTAACCCGGGCGGTGGTCGCCTGCCACGACGGAGGATACAGCTACGCCGAGATCGCCGCCCGCCTCGGTTGCTCGAGGCAAGCGGTGTTTCAGCGCGTGTCGCGCTACCGCGGCGAGCAGACCGACCACGGTTCCTCGACGGCGTAGCTCGCCCGCCCCATCACGCCGCGATCGGTCTCGATGTGCTCGACGTGGCGACACCGTCGAGGCATCGGCCGGTACGCGGCGATCGTCGCGGCGGGGTATCCGGTCCGCGCCGCCGCGACCTCGGGCGGGTAGCCGACCGCGACCATGCGGACCGCGTCGACGAGCGCCCACCGACCCCGGGGCGACCATAGCCGGGTGACCGCGACCGGGGTCGGTGGGTAGCTCGAGGTGGGTTGCGCGAGCCGTAGTCGTCGTGCCATAACGGGCACCTTTTCTACCCGGATCCACGCTTGTCAAGCCCGATGCCCGAAACCTGCCTCGGCGTGTCGCAATGTCCGGTATGGACACGCCGCCCCTGCCGCCCCTAGGGTCTCCCCCAATACCCCCGTCAAGCAGAGGCGGCGAGACCCTAGCGTGTCGATCCTGCGATCGTTGCGACTAGTCGACGACTACCCCGTCGGCTCACCGAAACCTCAGATCGCCTCGCCCTGGCACGACCGCTCGAGCCTCGAGACGATCGTGTGGTCGGACCTGTTCGGTCTGACGACGTACTGCCCGACCCGGGCCGAGGCGCTGTCGGTCCCGGCTTTGTGGCGCGGCCGGAACATCGTCACCTCGACGATCGCCCGCTCGCCGCTCGTCGTGTACCGGGTCGACGAGCGCCTCGACCCGCAACCCAATTGGACGCAACGCACCGACGGTTTGTCGTCGCCGTTCTCGCGGATGTTGCTCACGATCGACGACCTTTTGTTCTACGGCGAAAGCCTCTGGATCCTCGAGCGCGGCGCCGACACGATGCCCCTACGCGCCGACCGGGTGCCGTACGCCGATTGGTACGTCGACGAGTCGCGGCGCATCATCCTGAACGAGACCACGGCGCCGGCCGGGTCGGTGGTCTATATCCCGGGCCCGCACGAGGGCATCCTCGCCTACAACGGGCGGGCGATCCGTTCGGCGGCGCTGCTCGAGCGACAGGCGCTCGACTCGGCCCGAACGCCGTTCAAGATCGAGCTTCACCAATCCGGTAACGCCGTGATGCCCGACGCCGACGTCGAGAAGCTGATCGAGCGGACCCGGGCCGGGCTCGCCGCCCATCACGGCGTTTTGTGGTCGAACGAGGCGCTCGACATTCGTGTCCACCCGGTCGACTCGGCGCCTCTGCTGATCGAGGGTCGCAACGCCGCCGCGGTCGACGCCGCCCGCCTCGTCGGTGTGCCGGCTGCGACCGTCGACGCGACGAACGCGGGCGCGAGCTTGACGTACGAGACGACCGAGGGTCGCAACGGCGAGGCGTACGACTACGGTTTCGCCGCCTATATGGCGGCGGTCGCCGCCCGGCTTTCGATGGATGACGTAGTGCCTCGGGGTTGCCGTACCGCTTTTGATCTACAGGAGTTGATCGGTCCCGCGATCTCTCTTACCGGCCCTGTTACGGAGGACTAGAAAATGACCGCTGCCTGCCTCGAGCCCGCTCGTCTCACCGCCGACGCCGGGGCGATGGTCACCGTCACGGCCGGTACGCTCACCGCCGACGTCGGTCGACGGCAGATCACCGGGCGGGTCGTCACCTACGGGACGAGGGCGACGACGTCGCACGGTCCGACGGTGTTCGCCCCCGGCTCGGTCCGCGCCTCGTCCCCCGAGCACGTCGCGCTGCTCGTCGAGCACGACCACGCCCGCTCGGTCGGCTACGCCCGCTCGATCGCCGCCGCCGCGGACGGTGTCGACGTCACGTTCTACCTGCCGCCGGGCCCGGCCGGCGACGCCGCGCTCGCCGACGCCGCGTCGGGTCTGCGCGCCGGTCTGTCGGTCGGTGTCGAGCTTGAGCAGACCGGCGCGACCCGCAACGCCGCCGGTGATCTCGAGGTGTCGGTCGCCGCGCTGCGCGAGGTGTCCCTCGTCTCGGTCCCGGCATGGGACACCGCCCGGGTCACCTCGGTCGCCGCCTCGGCGCCGACCGCGCCCACCTACCCGGCGCCGACGGTCGGTCCCCCGAGCTTGCCGTCGGCGCCGGTTATCTACACCCAAGCCGTCGCCTACGCGCCCCCGGCGTCCAACCCGGGCGCCCGCTCGCTCACGCTCGCCGAGGCGTGCCGGCTCGTCGAGGCGACCCGGGCCGGGCAGATGGACAAGGCCGAGGTGTACCGGGCGCTCACCCGCCCGCCGACCCGGGGCGAGGCGCAGCAGATGCTCACCGCCGCGCTGATCGACATTCTGCCCGCCGACGACGCCGGGCTCGGTCTGCTGCCCCCGGCATGGCTCGGCGAGCTCTGGCAGGCGTCCGAGGTGTCGCGCCCGCTGATCGACGCGATCACCTCCAAGCCGCTCCCGGCGACCGGGCTCGAGGTGTACGGGTTCGCGTGGGTGACCCGCCCGACCGGCGGGCCGTACGCGGGCAACAAGACCGCGGTTCCCTCGGGACCGGCGGCGACCGGGCCCCTGTCGGCGCCGGTCGAGCGGTGGGCCGGTGCGAACGATATCGACCGGGTTTTCTTCGACCGCGGCGCTCCCGGGTTCGTCGAGGCGTATTTCTCGGCGCTCACCGTCGACTACGCCCTCGACGTCGAGGGCATCGTGTCGGGCAAGCTGCAAGCCGCCGCGACCGCCGGGCCGGCCGGGCTCACCCTCGGCGCCGCGCTCGCCGACGCCGCGATCGCCCTCGGCTCGATCGGCGCCTCGTTCACGTTCGCCGCGATCGCCGCGGATCTCTACACCGGGTTGACCGGGATCGCCGCGCCGAACGCGCCCGCCTCGGTCTCGATCGGCGGGCCGGTCGCCTCGACCCCGGCCGGGCAGGCGATCTTCGTCGTGCCGGGTCTGCCCGCCGGGACCGTCGTCGCCGGTGACCGCCGGGCGGCGACGTTCTACGAGCAGAAACCGCCGGTGCGCGTCGAGGCGGTCGCGGTTTCGGTCGGCGGCGTGGACCTCGGTCTGTTCGGCTACCACGCGACCCTGATCTCGGACCCGAGGGCGCTGCGGTCCTACGCCGGCGTGACCGCGGCCGGGATCCCGGTCCTGACGACCGAGGTTGCACCGCCCGCCCCGCTCGCCGCCCGCCGCGGTGACAAGGGCGGCGAGTAGACCCGATGGAATGGACCACGGTGGCGGCGGTGAAAGCCTACCTAGGCTTGCCGTTGACCGATGCGGGCGACGATCTCGCCCTCGACGGTGTCGTCGCCGCGGTCAATTCCTGGCTCGACGGGCACGCGGCGGCGGTCGGCGGTTTGACCGAACCTGACGTGACACTGTCGGAAATGGTCCCGACCCGGGCCGCGATGCTCGGCGCCGACACCTACGCGGCGCGTCTGTTCACCACCCGGGCCTATCCGGCGGGCGTGGTCGGCTCGTCGGATCTCGGCGGCGCGTCCTACGTGTCGCGTTACCTCGACGTGCAGACGCAGCAGCTTTTACGCCTCGGCGCCTCGACCCCGGGGCGGGTCGGGTGAGCGACCACCCGCGGACCGACGCCGCCCGCGAGATCGTCGCGGTGCTCGAGGCTGCCGGCATACGGGCGACCGCCGATATCCGCTCGGTCGTCCCGCCTTGCGTGTACGTCGAGCCCAATCCTCGGCTCGTTTTCAACGCGACCCTTTCCGGTATCGCCGCGGCGACGTGGCGGATCGTGTGCCTGTCACCGGGACCGGGCACGCTGCCGCAATCGGACACCCTCGACGGGCTGCTCGAGGCGGTGCTCGACGTGCTCGAGTGCGACTCGGCCGAGCCCGCCCCGTACCAAACCGGTCTGTCACCCGAGGCGCTGCCGGCGATCCTCATCACCTACACCACGCCCTGACAGGAGATCCCGCCATGCCCGGAACAACGCCCGACACCTCCAAGCTCGGTCCCGGCACCCTCACCGTCGGCGAGCTAGGGACCGAGGTGGACTTTTCCTGTCAGGTGACCGGGGCGATCCTCGCCCCCGACGTGTCCGCCGACGACGATATCTACACCCTCGGCGGTTGCATCATCCCGGGCGCCGCGGTCTACACCTACGGGCTCTCGGGCACGCTTTATCAAGACCTGAACACCCCCGACGGCATCCTCGCCTACAGCTGGAATCACCCGGGCGAGGTGGTCGCGTTCGTGTTCACCGCGTCGACCGCGGCCGGGGTGACGGTGACCGGTGAGCTACGGATGGACCCGCTGCCCTACGGCTTCGACACCGCGAACGAGCGGATGACGTCCGACTTCGATTGGGCGGTGGTCGGTGTGCCGACGATGACGTGGCCCGACCTGCCGCTCGACGACGACACTCGCACCGGTGAGCTTGTCGACGCATGAGTACGACGGTCGAGGTGCGCGGCGACGTCGAGATCGCCCGCACCATGAAAAAGGCGGCGGTCGCGCTCGGCGTGATGAAGGACGCCGCGGCGCAGACCGCCGGGATCGTCGCCGCCGCCGCCCGACCTCGAGCGCCGCACCGCACGGGCCGGCTCGCGAACTCGTTGCGGCCGACCGGGGCGAAAAACGGCACGGCGTGGGTCCGCTCGCCGCTGATCTACGCAAACCCGATCCATTGGGGGTGGTCGGCGCACGGTATCGCCGCTCACCCGTTCCTGTCCGATGCGGCGGTCGCGACCGAGCCCGCATGGTCCGCGGTCTACGCCGCCGCCGTCGACGACGCGATCGCCCTTGTCAGGGGTGCCTAGATGACGAGCTACCGGATCTCGGCGCCCAAGGTTCACGTGATGCTGTTCGACGGTTCCGAGTACGACGTGCAGACCACGAACGCCGAACTCAATCGGTGGGAGGACACCGCCGCTAAGCACAAGTGGCCGATATCGCCGACCGATCCGGGGTTGCCCCCGGCTACTTGGTACACGTTCATAGCGTGGGCGGCGATGCGCCGCGAGCAGCTTGTCGGGTCCGACGTGACGTTCGACCGGTTCCGATTCGAGGTGTGCAAGGACGTGCAAGCCGCCGCCGACGACGACTCGACCGTCGACGCCGAGGACCGCGACCCGGGCGTGATGCTCTACGGCGACCCTACCCGGCCGGCTCGAGGCGCCGGCTAATCATTTCCCTGGCACTGGCGACCCGCACCGCCCCGTCTGATTGGGCGGACGAGACCGACGCGACGATCGCGACCGCGATCGAGCTACTCGACGAGGCGAGAGGATAGGCCGACCGATGGGCAAGCCTGCCGTACTCGCCATTAAGGTGATCGCCGACGCCAAACAGGCGCAGGCCGAACTCGACAGCGCGGGCGGCGCGGTCAAGAAAACCGGCGACAAGCTCGGCAAAATGGCGCTGCCTGCCGGGATCGCCCTCGGCGCAATAACCGCGTTCGGCAAGAGCGCGGTCTCGGCCGCGTCCGACGTCGAGCAGAGTTTCGGCGGGCTCGAGGCGGTGTTCGGCAAGAACGCCGATCAGGCGAAAGACCTCGCTAAGAACAGCGCGAAATCGACCGGGCTCGCGACGGACGAGTACGCGACCATGGCGGCGGCGATCGGCTCGCAGCTTAAGGCGATGGGCACGGCGCAGGATCAGCTAGTGCCGTCGACGAAGAACCTCGTCGCGATGGGCGCGGACCTCGCCGCGACCTACGGCGGGACGACCGCCGACGCGGTGACCGCGGTCTCGTCGCTGCTACGCGGTGAGACCGAACCGATCCGCAAGTACGGCGTGTCGATCTCCGCCGCCGCGGTGCAGGCCGAGGTGCTCGCTAAGGGTCTCGACACCTCGACGACCGCCGCCAAGACCCAAGCGAACGCCCAAGCGACCCTGGCACTGCTCACGAAACAGACCACGGACGCGCATGGGCAATTCGAGGCGCAACTGACCACGACCGGCGAGCAGCAGCAGGTGGCCGCGGCCGAGATGAAGAACGCGACCGCCGCGATCGGCAAGGGTCTGTTGCCGGCGGTGACCGCGGTGACCAAGGTGTTCGCAGGCATGGCGGCTTGGGTCGGCGAGAACGCGAAAGTAGCAACGGTGCTGATCGCCGTCGTCGGCGGGCTCGCCGCCGCGATCCTCGTCGCGAACGCGGCGATCAAGGCGGTGACCGCGGTCACCCGGATATGGTCCGCGGTGCAAGCTGCCTTCAATATCATTATGTCGGCTAACCCGATCCTTTTGGTCGTACTCGGGATCGCCGCGCTCGTCGCCGGGATCATCATCGCTTACAACAAGGTCGGCTGGTTTAAGGCTTTCGTCGACGCGTCGTTTAAGGCGATCCTCTCGATCGTGCAGAGTGTCGCTAAGTGGATACAGACCTACCTCGGTCCGCTCTTCGAGGTGGGTTTTAAGGCTGCCGGCGACGCCGCGCAGACCATGTTGCGGATTATCAAAGGTGTGATGGACGGCATCACCGCGGCGGTCCGCATCGTGACCGGGGTGATCTCGACGATCGCCGACGCGATCAAGAACGTTATCGACCTGATCGGCAAGATCCACATTCCTAAGCTGCCGAACCTGAATCCGTTTTCCCGGTCCGCGCCGGTGCCCGCCTCGGTCGGGGCGGGCAACACCGCCGGGCTGCGGCGGGCGGGCGCTGCCCGCGGCGGCGCCGCGTCGATCACCGTCAACGTGTCCGGGGCGCTCGACCCCGACGCGGTCGCCCGGCAGATTCGTACGATCTTGGCCCGGGCCGATATCCGTAACGGTTCCCGGGTCGGTGTCACCCGCGGTTGGGCGTCCGGGTTGACGACGTGAGCGCCGACACGCTCGAGGCGCCGACCGTCACCGCGGCGCACGGTCAAGGGCGGATGGTCGACACGATCGGCGCCCCGGTCGTCGTGTCGGTCGAGGATCTTTTCGGCGTGATGGTCCCGCTCGATCCGTGCCTGATCGTCGGCGAGGTGACGATCCGCTACGGCCGGGAAGCGGTGTCGACGCCGGTCGCCGAGCCGGCTACCGCGTCGCTGCACCTGATCGCCCCGCCCGGCGAGGACGCGGCGATCGACTACCCGCTCCGCCGCCGCCTGCGGATCGACCTGTCGCCGTCCGCACTGGCCTATTGGGGGATCTCGCCGACCGGGCTCGACGTGACCCGGTTCCACGGTCGGATCTCTGAGGTGACCGCGGCCGCGGACGCGCAGCTAGGGACCGTGCTCACCGTCACCGCCGGGGGTCCGGTCGCCGACCTCGGCCGCATCCTGATCGGCGCGGACCCGTGGCCGGCCGAGTCGGGTCGCGCCCGGCTGCTGCGGATACTCGCCCTCGCCGGGTACGGCACGACCGGTTGGGACGGTCTGCCGCCGCCGCCCGGGTCGACGCAGGTGCTCGCCCGCGACGTCGACCGGCAGACCGCCCTCGACCTCGTCTCCACCTACGCCGACGAGTCGCTGTCCTACGTCGTCGACGAGCGCCTCGCCCGCGATCAGGTGGCGGTGTATGACAACCTCGCGACCGCGGCGCGGGTGAAAGCCGCCCTCGAGCTGCCCGACCCGCACACCGCGGCGGTGGCGGTGGTCGATTCGTGCGAGCTGCTCGCCGATTGGTCCGCCGCGTGGACCATGGCCGGGATGCTGAACCGTCTGTCGATCGGTTACGGGCCGATCCCGGACGGCGGCGAGCAACCGCGGGCGGTGTTCGAGGATGCGACGTCGCAAGGCCGGTTCGGTGTGATGGAAGCCTCTATGTCGACCGACCTCGCGACCGCCGCCGACGCCGCCTCGCTCGCCGCGGCGCGCTTCGCCGCCCTCGCCGAGCCGACGCCGTCGCTGCCCGAGTTGCGGTGCGACCTGTGGCTCACACTGCCGGTCGCGCAAGGCAAGGCGGTGTTGCGGCTGCACCCTAACGATCTCGTCGGTCTGATCGGCATCCCGCCCTCGGTCCCGGTGAACCGGCCCGGTCTGGTTGTCCTGAACGGCTACACAGAGACCATCACCCCGGAGTCGTGGGGGTTCACGTTGGCGGTGTTCGACCCGCTGCCGGGCGGCAACACGCAGCTTTGGTATCTGATCCCGCCCGGCGACACGTGGGCCAACACGCCCCCGGCGGTGCTATGGGCGACCGCCGGTAGCTACGACTGGTGAAAGGCAGGCGACACGATGGGCACCACGCCGGCTCTAGGCTTCCCGTACCCGGAGGACACCGACCCGGTGAATCAAGGCGCCCGGGCGATCAAGGCGCTCGCGACCGCCGTCGAGCCGTACGCCCCGCGACAGGCCGGCGGGGCGGTGTCGGTGCATTTCGAGCTTGAGAAAGAGGTTTGGTTCCCGATCACGTTCCCGGTCGGTCTGTTCCTCGGCGCGCCACTGCTGCTCGCGACGACGCGATGGTACGAGCCGTCCGCCCTCGCGTTTTCGGCGAGCGCCGCGCAGATCACGACCGGCGGCGGTTACGTGGTCGTGACCGCCGTTCGTGACGCCGCGGTCTACGCCGACGTGCGGGTCGACTGGTGGGCGCTCGAGGTGCTGCCTCGCCCCGCCGCCGATCTGGTGGTCGTCGAGGGTCGCCCGACCTCCGAGCTACCGGGGGCGGCGTCGTGAGCACGCCGGGACCGTTGCGGCCGGTCGAGGAGGACGACCGGGCGGTCGCGGTGCTCGATTGGGCCGCGGTGATCGCCCTTGTCTGCGCGGTGTCGTTCGCTCTGGCGATGCTCGCTCTCACGATCGGCGTCGTGGTCCGCGGCGGGCCGGTCCCGGCCGCGTTGACGACCGGTCTCGGGATCCTGATCGGGATCTCGCTCGCCTACCTCGGCCCACGACCGCCGAGCCGGTGAAAGGGGTAACGCCCGATGGAGGATTGGTACTCGGCGGCGATACGGCGCCCGATGCCCTACGTCGACACGATGCCGGCGAGGCAGCAGAAACGTGTGCTCGTCATGCATACGAACGGCGGCGGGACCGACAACGGGTCGCTTTATGGGTGGTTCGCCCGCCCCGGTAACACCGTCTGCTCGCATTTTCAGGTGATGTGGTCGGGCAAGGCCGAACAGTACATGCCGATGGGCAGGCAGGCGTACGCGCAGCACGCCGGGAACGCGTTCGCGGTCTCGGTCGAGTTTCAGGACGACGGCAACCCGGCCGCGCCTATGTCCGACGAGCAGCTAGCGACCGCGCTCGACCTCGCCCTCGAGCTTGACGTGCCGCACGCGGTCGCCGGTGAGACCGGCTCACCCGAGGGTTACGGCTATCACGGGCTCTACCCGTCGTGGAATCGCAACGGGCACGACTGCCCGGGCGGTGTCCGCCTCGAGCAGTGGCGCGCATTGTTCGCAGGCGCCGCGCCGGCGCCTGCCCTACTGGCAGGAGAAGACCCGGTGAACATCATCACGAAATCGGACGGCTCGCACCCCCGGATCCTCGCCGTCGACGCGACGCACGGGATCAAGGTCTACGGCGTGATGTCGTCGACCGATTGGTCGGCGTTCAATCACATGGCCGAGGGCGCGGTCGTGATCTCGGCGCTGCCGACCGCCGATTACAACAACCTCGTTAATCAGCATGGGAACTAGCGCGCCGCCGTGCCCGGTGTCGGTGTGCTCGCCGCCGTGCTCGCGGTGCTGCTGCTCGCGTGGGCCCTCGCACCGCTCGCGGGTGAACTCGCAGCGCGGCGGCGTGCCCGGCGCCGCTAGTCGACCGCCGGGCGCCCGTCGAGGCCGACCGCCTCGGCGATCACCGCGGCGGCGGTGCGCCGCGGATCCCATGCGATGCACGGGCAGCCTTTCGTGCCGCATAGGGCTAGCTGCCTCGGCCGCGGGCCGTGCTCGGCGGGCAGGACGCGCCCGGGCCGGCCGCACCACGGGCACACCGGAGACCGTAGGACCACGCGACCACGGTACGACGCGACACGCCGCAAATAGCAATCTCCCCCGGATCGCGACCCGGGGGAGATTGACTACCGATCACTAACCCGATTGGCCCGGGTTAGCACACTTCACCTACGCAAGCGTGAGTGTGCCATACCCGGGCCCTAGTTGTCACAGAGGCCCGTATGCCGCTCACCGCCCGGCGTGTCGACACCGCCGCCCCCGCCCTCGGCGGTCGCCCTATGCCGTAGCAGCACGACGGCTAGGCGCGACCCGGGCGGGCCGGGTACAGGCAGCAGCGACCGAGCGCGTATCCGCGCTGGCGCCCCGTGACCGGCTTGTCACCGGTTCTAACCCTCGTCGACGAGGCAATCCGGCGCGCCCCGGCTAAGGCGCACAATCCGGGGCGGTGACGGCGCCCGCGAAAAATCGCGGGCGGGGGTTTCCTAGGGGTACGTATGCCTTGCGTCGGTGGTCGGACCCGTCACGTTGACACGCTGCCTCGAGCTACCGCACGGAGGACTAGCCCGGTGAGCGGTCACCGCGCCGAGCCGTACCGGCTCACGGCGACCGCCCTCGCGAGCCGGGCGCGGTGGCGGCCGGGTCAATCCGGGGTTCTAGGGTGCTTGCCCCGGGCCCGGGCTCGAGGGCATCATGCCCGTATGTCCGATCTCGGCCGTAGCGTCCCTTTCGCTGATGCGGCACGCCTCGGGATAGAGCAACTGCTAGCTGAAGATGCCCACACCCGGGCCGGGCTCGACCCCGTCGTCGACCTCGACGGGTGGGCGTGGCAGGACACCCTCATAGTCGCGTTCGTGATCGCCGCGGTCGCCGACGTCTCGCCCGAGGTGGCGGTGACGTCGCTCGAGGCGGTGACCCGCCCCGACGCCGTCGAGCCGTACGGCGTGCTCGACTACCTCGAGGACTGCCTGCGGGCGGTCGACCACGCCCGGGAGCAGCGTCTACGGTGACCGCTATCTGCGATCTCTGCGACGAGCCGGCCGCACCGACCCGGCCACTGCTGCGCGTCTACGATCTCTCGTTCTGCCCGATGGACGTTCACGAGGACTGCTGGACTTTCGGCGACGGCGACGGTGCAACGTGAGCGCGTCGGCGCTGCGACCCGGCGGGTCGACCCGGGCGTGGCGACGGTTGCGCGCCTACGTCGCCTCGACGCTGCCCGCCCCGTGTACTCGTTGCGGCGGCACGGTCGAGCCCGACCTGCCATGGGATCTCGACCACCTCGTCGCGTTGCACGACGGCGGGACCGACGACCGGGTCGGCCCGGCTCACCGCTACTGCAACCGCGCTCACGGGTCGGTGACCCGGGACCGACCTCGGGCGTACCGGGCGACGTCATGGTGAGGCCCAAGCTGCTCGACCTGTTCTGTTGTGCGGGCGGTTGCTCGGTCGGTTACGCCCGGGCCGGCTTCGACGTCGTCGGTGTCGACCTCGCGCCGCAACCCGACTACCCGTTCGAGTTTCACCGCGCCGACGCGTTGCGTTACCCGCTCACCGGGTTTCAGGCGATCGCCGCCTCGCCGCCGTGCAAGCTGCACACCGCGCTGCGACACCGGGTCGACACCGCCTCGACCCTGTTCGAGATCCACGTCGACCACATACCCGAGGTGCGCGCCCGCCTCGTCGACTCGGGCGTGCCGTACGTGATCGAGAACGTGCCCGGCGCGCCACTGCTCGAGCCGGTGACGTACTGCGGTTCCTCTTTCGGCTTGAGTGTGCGCCGGCACCGCCTGTTCGAGACGAACTGGCGCCTTGTCCCGCCGCCCTGCGACCACGCCTCGCAGCCCGTCGTGCTCGGCGTGTACGGCACGGGCGGGGCAGACGCAGGCCGGGCGGTCCGCGGTGGCGGCGGCGGGCGCAAGGTGAGCGGGGCGGTCGCCGCCCTCGCCCTCGGGATCGACTGGACCCTCGACCAACGTCGCCTATCGCAAGCCATACCCCCGGCCTACACCGAGCACATCGGGCGTCAACTACTCGAGGTGGTCGCGGTGTGACGCCGACCGAGCACCTCGTCCTCATCATCGGCGGATCGTCGCTGATCGTCGTATCGGTCGTCGCCGAGATCGTGCGGACCCGACGCCGCGCTTTTTTTGAGCGACGCGCCGACGAGGACAC